ACCTAATTTAAAAATTATACAATCAACTCACACAACAGAACTCGCGATCCGTTTCGGACGTAAAGCTAAAACTTTAATGGACTCCCCGGAGTACAAACAAGTTTTTAAAACAAGATTAAGAGAAGATAGTCAAGCAGCTGGTAAATGGGAAACCGAACAAGGTGGTGAATATTATGCAGCTGGTGTCGGCTCGGCCATCACGGGCCGTGGTGCGGACTTACTTATTATCGATGATCCACACTCGGAGCAAGACGCATTAAATGTAACTGCATTGGAACGTGCGTATGACTGGTATACATCAGGACCACGTCAACGTTTACAGCCAGGTGGAGCAATTGTAGTTGTAATGACAAGATGGAATATGAAAGACCTAACAGGAATGTTGTTAAAGAACCAAAAAGAATTGAAATCAGATCAGTGGGAAGTAATTGAGTTTCCAGCTATTATGCCAACAGGTAAACCTGTCTGGCCAGAGTATTGGAAGCTAGAAGAATTAGAAGGTGTCAAAGCTTCTATTAGTATTGGTAAGTGGAACGCACAGTGGATGCAAAATCCTACAGCTGAAGAAGGATCGCTGATTAAACGTGAGTGGTGGAAAGTTTGGGACAAAGGATATATTCCACCATTGCAACATATCATTCAAAGTTATGATACAGCTTTTCTTAAAAAAGAAACTGCCGACTATAGTGCAATCACCACCTGGGGTGTATTCTATCCTGATGATGACTCACCTGCTAATTTGATATTATTAGATGCGTTTAAAGATAGACTAGAGTTTCCTGAACTTCGTAAAGAAGCATTAGAGCAGTATAGATATTGGCAACCTGAAACAGTTCTAATAGAATCTAAAGCATCTGGAATGCCTTTAACATTTGAATTGCGTAAAATGGGTATTCCTGTTATAAATTACACACCTAGCAAAGGAAACGACAAACACGCTAGAGTAAACGCTGTGTCTCCGATTTTCGAGTCGGGACAGATTTGGGCGCCTGACGAAAAATTCGCAGAAGAGGTTATTGAAGAATGTGCATCATTTCCGTATGGAGATCACGACGATTTGGTGGACAGTACAACACAAGCGATAATGCGCTTCAGACAGGGAGGTTTTATTGGACACCCTGAAGATGAACAAGATGAAGCCTTACCGCGAACGGAGAGAACGTATTACTAATGGCGAACAGATTACTATTACAGACACTATTAAGATTTAGCGACGATATTAAATCAGGGGCTGCAAAAGTTCAGGATGTAATCACAGATTATTTTAACAAAACAGGTAAGTCAGTTACCGATGAAGAACGTGGTATTATTTTAAAAGAATTCCAAGACAACGCTCCAAGCAACGTTGTAGAAGATGTGTTTACACAATCTACAACTACTAAATCAGACACACCTTTTACAGATAAAATAAGAGAACAAAATCCTGATGTAGAATTAAGAGGTGACGAAACTTTTGGTGAGTTAATGGAAATGAAAGAATCAAAACAAGGCCTCGGTTCACTATACCCTAAAGGAGAACCAGGTGAAATTTTTGACGAAGCAAATTCTAAAAGAGCCGAGATGGCTGCTTTTATGAAAGCGATGCGCGCAGCGGGAATAAAGAATGAAGATGTAATGAACGTTGCAAAGAATCCAGATATCGCAGAAGGCAAACGAGCCGCGACCAGTTTAGCGCGAGCCGCGGATATGGCAGCAGACACAAAAGTAAAACAAGAATTATTATCTACACTCGATGACGACATTGCAAACTACGGACCTGATTGGTGGAAAGGTATGGGCTACAATGAAGGACCGATGGGTAGAGAGTCTGTAGGAAATTTATTAGAGTCGATGACAACAGATATTAACAACGGTGTAATCGATGATTTAATTGCACAAGGAATGGACGAAGACAAAGCATTTGAGTTGATGAGATATGTTGGTAGAGAACAACTTAAGTATGATCCAAAAGCTTTCATTAGAAAAATAGCTGACGAGTTAGAAATGAATGATGTAAAATATGATATGACTTTTTGGGATAACTACACAGATGAAATTTTATCAAGAATACAAAAACCCGAACCGAGGTTCGCGCACGGAGGATTAGTATAATGGTAAAAAGTATTATTAATGAAATGTTGGAGATGACATATCCTGACGACTATTACAAAAATGTAATAGAGCCAGCTAAACTGGGTAAAGGTCCTGTTCCAAGTATGGGACAGATGTTAATGAAATCACAACCTTTCAAAGCAGTTTCACTTCCGTTTCAAGAAATGATGAATCCTGGAAAGTATGGATCTTTTAGATCTTCAGGAACACCAATGGCTCGTGCGATCACAGGACCTCTGTCTACAGCGGCTAGAGGATTATTTAGTGCACCAGCTGCAGGTATAATGGCGGCCTTAACTCCAACTCCTGCTAATGCAGATGAGGTTAATATGACAGTGGAAGATTTTGCTGCGCTTAATCAAGGAGTAACTCCACAAAACGAACCAATGGATATAGAAGATTTTTTAGGAACAAGCACACCACAAGATTTAGGATTTATAGGAATGGCACCAGGTATAAAAGAAGCTGTTGCTGCTACAGGTAGACCATCAATGGCAGACATTGCAGGTCCAATAAACGAAAATTTAAGAGACCTAGGAAACCCTTTTAATGATTCTAGAATTGCTCCTGAAGAACAGGGGTTATCTGGTTTTGCAGGACTAGGTCAAGTAGATCCAGGTTTTCAAAATGCATTAAATGCAAGAGAAGCAAGAATGAATGAAATTGCAATGCAACAAAATCCAGACTACGGACAGTTCTTTGATGCAGCACCACTTAATGAAGAGCCTACTACAAAAAGAAATTTTTTTAACGATCTTTTAGGTCTAGCGTCTTTAGCTTATACAGGTCCATATCAAGGAGTCGTAAAAGGTGCAAATTTATTTAATAATATTAGAACAGGAAAAGTTGGTCAAATAGCTTCAGGCATTGGATCTTTAGGTAATAAATTTGCTGGTAAGATGAGAGGCATTAATCCATTAACAGGAAGACCTAATACTCAATCACAATACGAACAAGCAAGAGCTGATAGACAAGCTCAAAACAGAACAGATGCAATGATAGATAGAATTACATCAGGTAAATCTACTAGAAGTAATCCAAGAGATGCAGGAACAACTCAAGCTCAAAAAAATGCAATTTCTGCAGCACTGCAAGAATCTAGAAGAGGACAACAATATACTGATAAAGATAGTAGTGGTAGTGGTGGAACTGGTGGTGGTAAAGTTGTCTGTACGATGATGAATGAAAGATATGGTTTCGGTTCGTTTAGAAATAAAATCTGGATGAAGTTTCACGAAAGCTACGGACCAGAATATCAAAAAGGATACCACGCAATATTCTTACCATTAGTTAAGATTGCAAAAGGTGAAGGTAAAATAAACACAGCGGTTAGAAAAGTTCTAGAGCATATGGGCAGACACGTAACTGCTGATATGTTTAAAATAATGAAAGGCAAAAAACGAGACCCGCTTGGCAGAATTTACAGAGCTATCTTCGAACCTGCTTGCCATATCATTGGAAAGATTAAATCCGCTTTTGGGAGGGGATAATGCCTAAAAGTGCGACTCGTATTTTATTAGAAGGAAAGTTACCTGAAATAAAAGCTGACTACTTAAAAGGTATGAGTAGTATAAAGTTAAGTGAGAAGTATATTCCTGGGTACAAAGGCAGAAGTTCTACAACTTTAGAATCTATTATTAAGGAAATGAAGGAAGGAAAACTTCCTACAAAAATTACAAAAACAGAATTAGCAAACAGACCTAAAATAGTAGGACTAAATCAATTTGAAGACAATGCTAGAAAAATTTTAGATAATCCAAAATTAAAAAAAGAATTTACTACTTATGCAAATAAACCAGGAGTTTTAATAAAAGATATTTTAGACAAATATAAAATATCTAGAACAACTTTATACGACACAGGTTTAAGAAATTTAATTACAAAAAATGTTCAACTAGGTAATCAATATGTAGATCCTGAAGTGACAGAAAGATTAACTAAAATACAAGAAGTAATTTCAGAAACAGATTTACCTAAAACTCAATTAAAAGTTGATTCTCCTGTTGTAAAAGAAATGGCAGAAAAAGTAGAAATGAGTCCAAAAGCATTTTTACAAGGAACAGCTAAATTAAAAGAAATTTATAAAACAGGAAGAGAAGATTTTGTAGTAGATGAAAAAGTAAAAGAAAATATAAAACGTTTTCCTGATGCAAGATTCAATAGAACTTTATTTTTAGCAGAAGGTTATTCTAAAAAAACAGTTGATATGATGGACTCGGTAGAGAGAGCTGCAAAAAAAATAACTCAAACAGGCACACAATTAGAACACTCAATGCCTAAAGCATTAATTAAAGATTTTAAACTGCCTAGAAGTAATTATTTAAAAGGAGAAAGAACTTCTAATTTTTTAAATCAATTTAAAGCACAATTTGATAATCAAATTATAAACGCAGCTAAAGACTTTAGAGATGGTAAAATATCTTACGATCAATATAAAAAAATAGTAGCTAATTTAGTTAGAACTGTTGCTAAACGTACAGGTGGTTATGAACAAGGTTATATTGACTTTAAAGACGGTAATCCTAAAAAACCTTTTGCAGTAACATCACAAGAATCTATTTTAAGTAAACAAGGACCAATGGGTAGAAAAAATACTGGTATTAATAAATTTTTAAAAAATGCTTCTCACCATAATGAATTATATAAACAATATATAGCAGACCCTACTAATGATGATTTTGGTACTTTAAGAAAAGAAATAAAAGCAAATAAAAAATTTAAATTTGTTCCTGAACCTGAATTAGAAAATTTATACAATGTAACTAAAAATTTAAAAACAACAGAAGAATTTTTTGATTTTTATAAAACAAATACACCAGAGTCTAGAATATTTAGAACTGCACTAACTAATGTTGCTGGAAAAATTGCTAAAGGTGGTAGAGGTATGAAACTTTTAGGTGGAGCCGCTGCTCTTCCTTTATTTGCAACTGCGTTAGCTGCAGAAGAAGTTAAACAACCACAAGTCAGCGAACCACTTAAATATGATGCTACACAGGGATCAATTGTAAATGCAAACACAGATCAAAAAGCAGACCAAAATCAAATTTTAGAATATGTAAAAGATAACCCATTAAAAGTTACAGCAGGAACATCTATTGGTTTTGCTGCACAAGAAGTACCAGGGGCTTACAAAGCTGCAAGAGATTTGGGTAGAGGTAGAGTTAGATCTGCACTTGGAATTAGTGGTGCGTTGAGACCAGTGCTTACAACTTTTGGAACACCATTACTTACAGGTTTATACGAAGGAGCAATCGGCACTAAACGACTAGAAGAAGGTGAAACGATGACAGACATTTTAACAGATCCATTAGGACCTGCATTAGGTGTTTCATTAATGGAACCATTATCAAAACTTTCTGGAGTTGTAAAAAATGCACCTAAACGAACAATGTTAGAAGGTGCAAGAAACTATTTTAACTTAAGCAATGTAGGTGCAGCAAGACCAGGAATTACAGGACAGATTTTAAGAATGGGTATGAGTCCAAAAATGATTGCAGGAGCATCAAGATTTTTAGGATTACCAGGACTAGCACTAGGATTAGGAATGTCAGGCTATGATGCTTATAAAAATTATCAAAACCAAGAAGGTATGATATACAACTTATTTAACAAAGATGAATAGACGAAGTTTTATAAAAGGATTGATTGCTTTAGCAAGTGCACCCGCTATTGGTAAATACGTAAACGTATTTAAAACTGAAGGTGCGCGTGAAGGTATTGAGCAAGTTGCAAGTCAAGGTGTAGATTTTTTTAACTCTGTAATTAAGAAAGTTATGGACGAAGGAACTTTAGTTAATGAGTCAGATAGAATTCAAACTTTTAAACACCCAGATAGACCAGACATTACAGTTGATGTAGATGTAGGTAGTGGAAGCAGTTCTGTATACTTTGATACAGACCAAGGTACAAAAGCTGGAGCAGAACTTGTAAAAGATATAGAGCTCGGTCCAGGATACACAGAACTTCTTGAAAATGAAGAAGTTTACAAAATGGGTGGAGATGAATATTACAAAGATGTACAAGAAGAAATTACAGGTGGTATTACAAACCTTGAAAAGTTTTTAAAAGGTAAAAAAGGTTTTGCAGCAGGTGGTAGAGTTGGAATGTTTAGAGGTGGTGTACCAAAAGGTCTACAAGCAGCACTGCAACTTATTAAAAGTAAATTTGGCGATGATGCAATTACAACTGCTGACAAAGTAGAAAGCAAATCAAAAGTATTTGACGACTTTGAAGCAAGAAATCCAAATCTAAACAAACAAATGACGGATGAAGAAATAAGAGAGTTTGCAGACGAATTTGGTTTAGACCCATCAGAGGAATATTATAACTGGGATGGTACACTTGCTGATGCAAGAAGACTATTAAAAGAATCAGAAGATGAAACAAAATATATGTATCAACAATACAAAGCTGGTAGATTAGATCCAAAGCCGGGAGAAAAAGGCAGAGAAAAATTTTTAGAAAAAAAACTTGAGGAAGCAGAACTTTCAGGAGAATCAAAACTAATAACTCGTGATGAAGTACAAGAGTTAGAGGATTTAAGAATAGCAAGAGAAATGGCACCTCAAATGACAGAACGATTAGAGTTAAAAGCTCGATATCCAGGAATAACAGACGATTTATTAGATAGTATTTTAATAGATAACAATCCACAAAGAAAAGCAGAAGTATTAGCAACACTAGATGAAGCTTTTGCAATGATGAGAAAAGGTAAAGGACCAGATGAAGTTTTAAGAATAATTAAGGATATGAACAGAACTAAACAAGCCGATGGTGGTTCTATCGACGGGGATATAAGTTTGACAGTAATTAAAATACCTGATATTAGCGAGTCAGGTGTTGAATCATTATTTAAAAGAAGGTAGAATAGCCAAATGGCAACTATAGATAAACCATTACCCAACGTAGAAGAAAACAATAAGTCTCAAGGTGAGGATATTGAAATTGAAAGCGTAAAATCAGCGGAAGTAATTGATACTCCAACAGGACCTGTTGAAGTAGATATGACTGAAGATGGTGGAGCAGAAGTTTCGTTTAATCCTAACACTTCAGAAATAGATCCTAATCAAGATCATTTTGCAAACCTTGCAGAAACTTTAGAAGATAACGTTTTAGATCCATTAGGCAATAAAATGATCGAACAATACAACGAGTACAAAGAATCTCGTAGTGATTGGGAAGACACTTACAGAAATGGTTTAGAACTTTTAGGTTTTAAATACGAAAGAAGAACAGAACCATTCAGAGGTGCATCAGGTGTTAATCACCCTGTACTTGCTGAATCAGTTACACAGTTTCAAGCGCAAGCTTACAAAGAATTGCTTCCTTCTGACGGACCAGTACGAACTCAAATTTTGGGTGATGTAACTATTCCAAAAGAAGAACAAGCAAAACGGGTAAAAGATTTTATGAACTATCAGATTATGGATCAGATGAAAGAATATGAGCCAGAGTTTGATCAAATGCTTTTTTTCCTCCCTCTTTCCGGATCTACCTTTAAGAAAGTTTACTACGACGATCTTTTAGGTAGGGCGGTATCAAAATTTGTACCGGCTGAAGATTTAGTCGTACCGTATTCTGCAAACTCTTTAGATGATGCAGAAGCAATTATTCACGTAATTAAAATTTCAGAAAACGAATTAAGAAAACAACAAGTTAATGGTTTTTATAGAGACATAGAATTAGGTGAACCACCTGTTACAGAAAATCAATTAGAAGATAAAAAATTAGAGCTTGAAGGAATTCAAAAAGATGGCCAAGAAGATCAATACACTTTGTATGAAATACATACTAATTTAGATTTAGAAGGTTACGAGGATGTTGGAGAAGATGGTGAGCCTACTGGAATTAAACTTCCATATGTTATTACTGTTGCACAAGCTAACAGTAAAGTTTTATCCATAAGAAGAAATTACAAAGCAGAAGACCCTAGAAAAAATAAAATAAATTACTTTGTACAATTTAAATTTTTACCTGGCACAGGATTTTATGGTTTTGGTTTAATTCATATGATTGGTGGTTTAACTAGAACTGCAACAGCAGCGTTAAGACAATTGTTGGACGCAGGAACTTTAGCAAACTTACCAGCAGGATTTAAGTCACGTGGTATTAGAGTTAGAGATGATGCACAACCATTACAACCTGGTGAGTTTAGAGATGTAGATGCACCTGGTGGAAATATTAAAGATCAGTTTATGACTTTACCTTTCAAAGGACCTGATGCAACACTATTACAATTAATGGGTGTTGTAGTTTCTGCAGGTCAAAGATTTGCAGCAATATCTGATATGCAAGTTGGTGATATGAATCAACAAGCTGCAGTTGGAACTACAGTTGCACTATTAGAACGTGGCTCTAGAGTTATGTCTGCGATTCACAAAAGATTATACGTAGGTTTAAAAGAAGAATTTAAATTATTAGCAGAAGTATTTAAAACATACTTACCACCGGTTTATCCTTACGATGTTCCTGGTGCAAGACGAGAAATTAAAGTACAAGACTTTGATGATAGAATAGATATATTACCTGTAGCAGATCCAAACATCTTCTCACAGACGCAAAGAATATCTATTGCACAAAGTCAATTACAACTAGCGCAATCAAATCCTCAAATGCATAATATGTACCAAGCGTACAGATCTATGTACGATGCGCTGGGTGTGAAAAATGTTAATGCAATCTTACCTCCACCGGCACAACCAATGCCGATGGACCCTGCATTAGAACATATTTTAGCAATGTCACAAAAACCATTTCAAGCTTTCCCTGGTCAAGACCACAAAGCTCACATTGATGCACACTTAAACTTTATGAGATTAAATATGGTACAAAATAATCCTATAGTTATGGCTGCAATGCAAAAAAATATACTTGAACACATAAGTTTAATGGCACAAGAACAAGTTCAAATAGAATTTGTAGAAGAATTACAAGAATTACAAATGATCCAAGCACAAATGCAACAAATGGGAGCACAAAATCCTGCGATGGCACAAGGTATGATGCAAAATCCACAGATGATGCAGCAACAACAACGAGTTCAACAGATAACAAACGCTATTGAAGCTAGAAAAGCGCAGTTAGTAGCTGAAATGCAAGAAGATTATGCTAAAGAAGAAGAAAAAATTACTGGTGAGTTCGCTGGAGACCCATTATTAAAGATTAAATCAAGAGAAGTTGACTTAAAAGCTGCAGAAAACCAAAGAAGAGAAGAAGAAGGTCAAGAAAGATTAAATTTAGACAAAATGAAAGCAATGATGAATCAATCACAGCATGATGAAAAGCTAGAACAGAACGAAGAACTAGCAAATTTAAGAGCAGGCGTGTCATTAGCTAAACAACAAATGGCTGATGCTAGTAAACTTCACGATTTCGGTAGAAATTTTAAGAAAAACTAGATATAAATTACATTAAGGAGAAAACTATGATCAAAAAAGCAAAAGACCCTAAAGCTGTTCCAGAATTAGGCGTTGGTAAAGATGGATACAAAACAGGTGGCGTTACAATCCAAGCTACAGACCCTTTTGAAACTCAAACAGTAACTGTTAGAGGAACAAAAGCTATGAGAGCGGATAAAAAACCTGTTCAAGCTAAATGGTACTAAACAATGTGGTTATCGGCAATTAAATTAGCCGTTTCTGCTGGTAGTAAAATTTATGCTAACAAGCAGAAGGCAAAAGTCGCGATGTCTGATGCTCAATTACTGCACGCTGAACGACAAGCTCGAGGTGAGGAAGCTTACCAGGGTAAGTTGTTAGAGGCACGTCAGAATGACTACAAGGACGAATTCGTTCTCGTAATTCTCTCGGCGCCCATAGTGGTGCTCGCTTGGGGGGTCTTCTCGGACGATCCGGGCGCTTTGGAAAAAGTAAAAACTTTCTTCGAACATTTCGCGGCACTCCCGACTTGGTTCAGTACCCTTTGGATCCTTGTCGTGGGATCAATTTTTGGTATAAAGGGAACACAAATATTTAAAAACGGAGGAAAAAAATAATGGCAAATCCAAGATACAACACTCAAGTTGCTCAACCAAGAGGTGGCGCTAGAGTAAAAAAAGCAGGTGGCGGAATGTCTACTGCTAGAAAAGATATGGCTTCAGGATACTACAAAGATGATATGGGTATGAAAGGTGGAGCTATGTACAAAAAAGGTGGTTCTGTTAAAAAGAAAAAACAGGGTTACAAAGATAGAAAAGATGAATCTATTGCAATGAGAATCAGAAAAAAAAGAACTAAAAAACAATTGAAAGATTCAAGAGATGAGTCTTATGGAAAATTTGGTTCTAAAGCTAAAAAATCTGGAAAGATAAATAAGTAATGAAAAAAAACTTAAAAAAAGTCCCAGCTGGTAAAAAAGGAAAAGGTTTAAAAAAACTTCCTAGAAAAATCAGAAATAAAATGGGATTTATGAAAAAAGGCGGAAGCGTTAAGTAATGGCTAAACTCTGTCCAGCAGGTAAAGCTGCAGCAAAGAAAAAGTTCAAGGTATACCCTTCAGCTTATGCAAACATTTGGGCATCCAAATATTGCAAAGGTAAAGTAGGTAGAACTAAAAAAGCTGACGGTGGTTCTGTAAATAAAATATCACAAGCTAGAAAAGCTGTATCAAGTTATTCACAAGGCGGTATTGCTAAAGGTTGTGGTGGTATTATGAAGGACAGAAGAAAAGTAACCAAAGTTGTTTAATGAGTGGTTTAAAAAAATGGTTGGACGAGAAATGGGTAGACATCGGGGCTCCGAAGAAGGACGGCAAATATCAACCTTGTGGACGTCAAAAAGGGAGCAAGAGAAAATATCCGAAATGCGTACCACTTGCAAAAGCCACACGAATGACAAAGTCGCAAAAGGCGAGTGCTGTCAAACGAAAGAGAGCTGCAGGGAATACAGGTCCTAAACCGACTAACGTTGCAACATTTGCAAAACGTAAAAAAATGAGTATGGGAGGCATAGTATGAGAAAACAAGACAATATGCCTGCTAGAAATAAAAAAAACTTTAGACCTACAAAGTCTGGAGCAGGTATGACACGAGCCGGTGTCGCTGCCTATAGAAGAAAAAATCCCGGTTCAAAATTAAAAACAGCTGTGACTGGTAAAGTTAAAAAAGGGTCCGCTGCCGCTAAAAGGCGAAAATCATACTGCGCAAGAAGTGCAGGTCAAATGAAAAAATTTCCTAAAGCTGCGGCCAATCCAAATTCGAGACTTCGACAGGCACGTAGAAGATGGAAATGCTAGATCGATTTATTTATAACTTTTTTGCTAAATTAGATGATGCAATCTCTTTTGTAGAAACAGGTGTTATAAAAATTACTGAATGGTGCTGGCATACAAGAGTTAAACTTTTAAAAAAGAAAAGGAAGAGAAAAAATGGATGATTTAATAATAATAGATAAACTTAAGAAAAGAATAAATGCTACTGTTCAACAAATAGGAGACTCGATGATGACAGGCGGGGTTGACAGTATGGAGAAATATAAGTATATGCTAGGACAAGCACACGCTTACCAATTAACATTACAGGAAATCTCTAACCTGCTAGAACCAAAGGAGCAAAAAAATGAGCAAGGAAACGTTATCGACATCAAAGGAAGTACCAAAAATTAAACTTGGTCTTCAAGATAAATACGAAGCAGAAAAAAAAGAAGAGCCTCACGTAAAAAGATTAGACGAAAACAATATTAAAGATGTAGCTGACCAATTACCAGAACCGGTTGGATACAGACTTTTAGTTTTACCTTTTACACCAAAAGAAAAAACTAAAGGTGGAATTTTATTCTCTCAAGAACAATTAGACAAAGCTAGAATCGCAACTACTTGTGGTTATGTTTTAAAAATGGGAGATCTTGCATACGCGGATAAAGATAAATTTAATAAGCCGTGGTGTAAAATAGGAGATTGGGTAATGTTTGCTAGATATGCTGGCGCACGTTTACCGATTGAAGGTGGAGAAGTGCGAATACTAAACGATGATGAAGTGTTAGGGACCATAGGTGATCCTGAATCAGTTCTTCATTATATTTAACATAGGAAGGAAACTATGCCAACAGAAAACGAAAAAACAGAAAATCTAATTGATGTAGGTGAAGAACAAGGAGCCGAAATTAATTTAGATGACAAAGGTGAACCAGAAAAAGTTGAGGCACCTGAAGAAGAAAAAATAGAAGTTGAAGAAGTATCTGAAAACGAAAGAGAAACTAAACTTGAAAAAAAAGAAGAAAAGGACGAGTTAAAAGAATACAGCGAAGGCGTTCAAAAACGTATTGCTAAACTTACTCGTAAAATGAGAGAAGCAGAAAGACAAAGAGAAGAAGCTCTTCAATATGCTCAATCTATCAAAAGTAAGAACGATGAAATGGAAGGACGTATCTCTAAAATGGATAGTTCTTATGTTTCTGAATTTGAAACTAGAGTTAAAACAGGTTTAGCAGCAGCAAAACTAGCACTTAAAAATGCTATTGAGTCTCAAGACGTTGAAGCACAAATTGCAGCACAACAACAGTTAGCTGCTTTGACAATGGATGAAGCTAGAGTTAATTCTATTAAAGTTGCAAATGAAAACAGACCAAAAGCTCAAGAAAGAGAAGTAAATATTACTCCTCAACAAAGAGTACCACAACAACAAAGTGATCCTAGAGCTGAAGAATGGGCTTCTAGAAATACTTGGTTTGGTAATGATTCTGCAATGACTTATACTGCCTTTGACATACATAAAACATTGGTAGAAAAGGAAGGATTCGACCCTCAATCAAATGAATATTATACGGAAGTAGATAGAAGAATAAGACTTGAATTTCCGCATAAATTTGATAAGGTAGAAGATACTACTACAGAAAGAGCAAAACCTGCTCAAAATGTAGCTTCGGCTAGACGTTCGGCCTCTACAAGTAAAGGACGCAAAATTGTGAAACTCTCGCCGTCACAAGTAGCAATTGCTAAAAGATTAGGCGTGCCGCTAGAAGCTTATGCAAAACAATTAAAAATCACGGAAGGAGCATAAAATGGAAAATGAAAAAATAAAAACTTCTCGTGCGAGTCAAACTAGAGACAAAATAGAAGTCAAAAAAGTTTGGACTCCACCCAACTCACTTGATGCACCCCCAGCGCCAACTGGATATAGACATCAATGGATACGTTCTGAAATACTCGGAACATCAGATGCAAAAAATGTTGCATCTTCTTTGAGAGAAGGATGGGAGTTAGTGAGAGCTGACGAATATCCTGACACAATTTATCCAGAGATGACTGAAGGCAGATACGCAGGGATTATCGGAGTGGGCGGCCTATTGCTGGCTAGGATACCAGAGGAGATTGCGCTTCAAATCGATGCTTATTATAAAAAGCAAAACGATGCAAAAGAAGAAGCAGTAGAGAACAATCTTATGAAGGAACAGCACCCTAGTATGAAATTCCATAAGGAATCTAATACTCGTGTAACTTTTGGTGGTACAAAGAAAAGTTAATCTTTTAACTATTCCTACCCAACAAAATAAATTAAACCCGTACTGGAGGCCCTTCGGGGCAGGTACATATAAAGGAAACAAATACTATGGCAAATGCAAGTACAGTAGGTTTTGGGTTAAGAACGACTTCAACTGTTGGAAATACTCCAGCAACTTCTGGTCAATCTAACTACAAAATCAAATCAGGCCTAGGTGTTGGTATCTTCAAAAATAACCCAGTGTCTATCCAGGATGCTTCTGGCGACCAAGGTTATTTACAAGATGCAAGTTTCGCAACAACTGATGACACAGGATCAGGTGGAGCAGCGTTCGATAATACTGGACACGCTCCTCTAATTGGTGTGTTTAATGGAGCTTTCTACATTGATAGTTCTACAAGCAAACCAACTTTTGCTAATTCAGTTGCAGCAAGCACAACATTTGGAACTGACTATAACACAGGTAGCAACGACGGAATAGGTTTTGTAAATGACAACCCGCAACAAGAATATGTTATTAAAGCGGACGCGGCAGTTACTCAAGCTATGATCGGAGATGCTGGCTATAACACAAACAGCTTTACAGCAAGTGATGCTAAAGACGGTCAATCAACTATTACTTTAGACATTGGTGGCGGAGCAGCAACAACTAAAATGTTTAAATTAGTTAGATCAGCTGACGATCCAGACAACAATGATCTAACAGCAGTAGGTGCGAACGTTGTAGTATCGATTGCACAAGCTAGTAACTTGTATAACTAATCGAATAGGAGATAAATAACTATGGCAATATCAAGAGCACAACTAGTTAAAGAACTAGAGCCAGGTTTGAACGCTTTGTTCGGTCTGGAATACAAACAATACGGCGAGCAGTGGACTGAAATTTTCGACACTGAATCATCAGACAGAGCTTTCGAAGAGGAAGTAATGTTAGCTGGTTTCGCAAACGCGGCAGTTAAACCTGAAGGTCAAGGGGTTGGCTACGACGATGCACAAGAAACTTTCACAGCTCGTTATACTAACGAAACGATCGCTTTAGCGTTCGCAATCACTGAAGAAGCGATTGAGGACAACTTGTATGATAGACTTGCGTCTAGATATACAAAAGCTTTAGCAAGATCTATGGCGTCTACAAAAAACATTAAAGGCGCAGCGGTTTTAAATAACGCGTTTGACAGCAGCTTTGTTGGCGGTGATGGAGTAGAACTTTGTTCTAATGTTCACCCTACATTAGCTGGTACTTTTTCAAACGAGTTAGCAGTACCTGCTGAACTTAATGAAACATCTTTAGAGCAGTCTTTAATTGACATTGCTGCACTAACTGATGAAAGAGGCCTAAAAATTGCGGCGCAAGGAGTTAAATTAATAATTCCTTCAGCTCTTCAATTTACTGCTGACAGACTTATGAATTCTGCAGGCAGAACTGGTACAGCTGACAATGACATTAACGCAATCAGAAATATGGGAATGATCTCTGGTGGATATGTAGTAAATAACTACTTAACTGCTGCGAAGAAATTCTTCATCAAAACTGATGTGCCTAATGGTCTTAAACATTTCAGCAGATCACCTATCAAAACTTCAATGGAAGGTGACTTTGATACTGGAAACGTTAGATACAAAGCGAGAGAAAGATATGTTTTTGGATTCTCTGATCCAAGAGGTATCTTTGGTTCAAACGCAACGTAATCAATAATTTTAAAGGGGCCGGACACAATTCGGCCCCTTTTTACATATAAAGGTGTGTAAATGAAAAAAACTCTAATCACTATCTGGGCTTATAATCATCATGCAAAATTTAAAATTGAGCATGCTGAAAACACTGTAGAAAGTGTAGAAAAAGCAATACTTGACAAACTGGGAGAAGATAGTGTAAAATGGGAGTATCTCGGAGAAAGCTATGACCCGAGAACAAATCGAATAACTTATGAGGAGGTTATTGATGATACAGGACCTGTACAAACAAAAACAGTCCTTGGAGTTGAAGTGGCAACAGGAGCACCTAGATAATGGTAGGTACACTCTTGACATGGTCAAAATTGATGACAAAATTAAAGAAGTCATTACCAAGATCAAGTTGGAGGAAGCTCAAATTGCACATAGACAGAATCAAATTGAGGATGTCACTCCACAAGTTTCTGTAGCTACTTAATCAAAAGCTACATTGCTGAAATGCATAAATACCGTAGGCTCTCTTGCACTCCACTAAAAACTAGTATATATTCTAATCACTATACATTTAATAAATGATGAATGCTGACGCGTATAGTCGACAACCCTAGGGACAGTATTCAGATATCTAGGAGGATATTAATATGGCAAATACTACTTTTTCGGGACCGATAAGAGCGGGAACGATTTCAAACACTACAGGT